CGGGAATCCCCCCCGTCATCGCGATACCGCACTCACCAACCGCGTGTAGCCACTTCTTGGCGGCGGGCCCCCACGCGTAGTCCTTGTTGACACAGCAGGCATCTTTGCTGAGCGTCACCAAGGGGTTCCTGACCATGACCCACCCTTCACCATCAAAGACGGGGTGGGCCTGGCAGAACTCAACACGCTCAAAGCGGTCCACGGGCTCCTCCACTTTCATATTGAAGCCGAACTCGAGGAACCACTCGCGCAGTCCTGCGGTGAATCGGGCCAGGTCGCGACGCTCCATCATCACGATGCAGTCGTCACCATTGTTGCCGAGCCGGACCTTCACACCACGCTCGGCCGCCAATGTGTGCACTAGGGCACACATTATTAGGCAATTGCCAAGGGCAGTGTTCATGTCCCCGCTCATGCGTGACCCATGCACTCGATATTTGATGCGGCCATCAGCCGCTGCCAAAAAACAGCGGTTGTGGATTTGACCTTTAAGAAGCCAGCGCAGCCGTTTGGAATGCACGGCTTGGAAGCACGAAACATAAACACTATGCTCCCAAGCCAGCATCTCGGCGCGCACATGCTGGTCAAAACGCGACGCATCCAGCCCGACACCGACAGGATCGGAAAACGTATCCCACATCGCACGCAGCTCGCGGGCTACCCCTTCCGCTGAGTAGCCCTTCATCACAGTCGGTCCGCCATAGATGTCTGCAATGCCTTGGTAGATCTTGTGTTCCAAAGGCCTCAGTAACACCCCAACCTCCACGTTGTACCGCGGGTCACGCGGTTGAATGACCCTAGGTGCGGGGTCCGGCTTTGCGGTGAAGTTGATCTTCTCCGCCTTCACGAACGCCTTTTTCACCCCGAAGTCAGCCTCGGTGAGGGGCCGCTCCTCCAGGCTCCGCACAGCTCGTTCGTAGCATAGCCGGCGCCGGCCACTATAGTATTCCAGGAACTTGTCCCGGTCAATAGGGCGGTGCACACCGACTTTGCCTAGAAGCACAGTGCGGAACCTCTTCAGGCGTGAATGGACGTCCGCGGTGCATGGTGGTGGGGGCTGGTAAACGCCCTCAGCATCAGGTGACCTAAACACCCGTTCCACCAATGCACGACACCCGTTGTTCAGGGAGTTATTATGTACACCGAAACGCAGCAATCCGGAAACCCCTGGAAAAACCGGATGCATGCGTGGCTTGAGGATACCCTGGCGCTTGATGCGGAGACCACAACTTGAGGCTAAGGGGAAACAATCCACCTTAGTCTCAACTCCGCTTTTGAGCACAGGGCCCCACTAGCACTTCCTACCAACCCCACCCAAGTAACGCGCGTTGCTGACCATGGCACTCTGCCGGACCATGTTCCCCAGAATATCATCCTGGTCGGGAACTGTGGCCAGCACAGCAACCACTGGGATCAGCCCACGCGCATCTTTGTCCCGCATGTCCTCCGCCTTCATCTGCTCAGCTAGCCAGCGCTTGACGCACAACAGGTCCGCGGGTGTGTCCTTGACTTCGCCAAAGTGGAGCTTGGTCCGCTGCACCCACTTACGGGCAGCAGCGGTTAAGCCTTTGGCTTCGTCATCAAGGCACGACATCGCAGTCTTGGTGCGACCTGCCACACCGACTTCAGTGCAGTCTGCCAGCCCGACAACATCGGCCACCATGGACTCGACGAGGTCAGGTACCAGAAAGTTCTTGTCTGGCTGGCAAGCGGCAACGCCCGCAAGCAGGCCGGCTGCTGTCAAAGCGGAGAACACGGGCGCCACGGGTAGTGCCACTGCGGCACTCACTGCGACCACGGCTCCCATGGCGCGATGGCGACTGATCCAGTCCTTCGCCCTTGACCACCACGTCTTCCCCCTGTCGGTGGTGACAGTCGCGCCGAGAAAGTTCGTCGTCGTAACAGAATGAGAGAAGCATTTCTGCTGCCGGGTGGGGGGCCCGGACAGCGTGTTGGCTGCGCAGTAGTTCAAGGTAGTACTCATATTGCATGGGTGTATCTGTGTCGTGGCTTTCTCCCCTCTTACGCCCTGGGGTACAGGCTTGGTGGTTTTGGGACCCCCGGCCCCCCAACTTTTAAGGTCGTTGGGATTGACCACCTTACACAACCATCACACCCAGGATTCATCGAGTTACCATGGGCCGGAACAATAGTCGCTGCGGCAAATTCCGCTGGAATCCCAATAAGGGGTGCTGCAAAGCGCTCATGCGCCCAGATGTGGCCCAGCAACCACACTGGCAATTTAAGCACAAAGCCACCAGAGCATACGCCACGCTGGCGCGGTGAAGAATCATCACCTGGTGGTCCACGACTAAAACTCCTGCTTACTCTACCCCGATTAGGCCCTTAGTGGTGGCTGCGGCTCGCCGATAGTCTACTAGAGACCCTGCCAGCACCGGGCTATGCCAA